NTTCGACTTCAGTAAGATAGTATTTTGTGAGTCGATGCCAGACAGTTCCCACACAAGATTTTTCTCTGTTTGATATGTAATATTTTGCTTGTCTTTTTGCCATGATTCTTTCCTTTCAATTATTGTTTTACTTGCCTTTTTAACTCTATTCTATATCGGCAATTATAAAACAAAACTTTATGGCTGTCAATAAAAAAATAATAAAATAAATTAGGGAAAACAATAAATGTAAGCAGATAAAAGACTTACAAACGAAAAAAAAGTTAAAAAAATAAAAGATTTTTCTGGACGTGATTTGATTTCAACGGTATTTGTGATTTCCAAAGATATGATGAAAGCCCAAAAAAATCTAATTAGCACTTCACAGCCTGCAACGGTCAGCTCAGGCTTTTATCCGTTGTGGGCTTGTTTATTTGACTTACAACTGATTCCCAGGCCATTCGTCTGGTCCAGCAATAGCGCGGCGGAAACATATAGCGGATAGAACCGCTTAGTCGCAGACGAAACGCAAACGTACACTCGGCGCCGTAAGAGTGCGGAATAGATAAGAGCTTGAGAGCATAGCTCAAAAGACTTATGCGGACTAACCCTACCGTTAAGCAAAAAACAATTCGGACTGAATTTCGCGCAATTCTGGATCATCCACCAGTAAAATGGTTAAACAATTCAGTATTTTCTGTTTTTAAGAAAATATCCCAAATACGGGGTTATTGTTTGCGCGCATTTAAAGATAACTCAAACTACCTAAAAAGAAGAGTAAAAGACGTGAAAAACCAGAAGTGTTAATAAAACTATTGGTGAGTAAACTTTATGATATGTTAAGCAAATATCTAACAAGCTGCGAAATGAGTAATAAAAGGATAAAGACCATCCAGGGTGGACCTCGAAAGCAAAAACGAATCAAATAAACTACGGATTGACTATAAGATAAATAATTGTATTCAAAACCGCGCAGCAAAACACCTCAAGTCTGGCCCTCCAGCAATAACGCTGATTCATAGGTTTATCCCTGCTTTCAAGGCAGTTTATAGGCACTTTGGGCTTGCAATAGTGAGTGAATGGTGAGTGTTAAAAGTTAAGTGTTGATGTAATAAGAGTTTATGAGTGCAAAACACCGTATAAGTAATACGAATTCCCCTGATTCCGGGCTAAAATCACCTATTCTATATAATTCGACCGGCAGACGCCTTCAGGGGGGCGGGGGGCTTGCTGTGGTTCCATATTACTGCTTATGCTATAATCTTCAAATTCTGTGAAGTGGTTTTACTTTTGCCTCAGTGCGTCTCTTTCGGCTACGATGGCGAATGTTGGTATAGAGTCTATATTCATAATTACGGTATGGTCTGGGAACCCATCGTATATATGTGTTTCGCTTTGTCCGCAAGTTGGGCAATTTTCATCTGCGTTCACTTCTACATAAATATTAAGGTTTCCTGATTGTTTTTTTGCATAATTAAGGTCTTTGATTAAATCATCGATTTTCATTATTTTCTTTCCTCATCTCAATTTATTTTTCAGCCTTTAAGATTCTCGAAGTTTTTTTGAGAATGACCGTGGTGTAGTAATTTGCCTATTTGCTCTTCTGTTGTCATAATCGCCGGAGCAACGATTTCGTGCGGGATAATTATGAATTCATCATCTTTGCAGAGGTTGGACGCTTGGATTCTCAGCCCATCGAACAAAATTTGATTGAAGCCAGTTATATTTTGGATTGTTTTCTTCTTTTTAAGAGTCTCGTAGATTTTCGGGCTTACGAGGATTGTGTTTATGTCTTTAGCATCGACATTTTCGAGTTGTTTTTCGCAGTCGCTCATTTTCTTTTTTTATTAAAGTATTCTTTTTTAACTTTTTCGATGTGGTTTTTCATTCTTTGTTCGTGACCTGGGAGTTTGGAGCTTTCGTTTTGTATATGTTGTCCTATATATCCTGGGTCAAAGCGGTCGGTTTTTGTTTTTTGGATTTTAATGTTTCTCATTTTTCCGAGTTAGTCATATTCTTGGTCCCAATCTTCGTCGAACTCCCAGTCGTCAAACTCATCTTTGAAATAAAAGTCATAGGAGTCATCTTCGTCGCAGATGCAATAGGGTTTGTCTTCTCCGCACGAGGGGCAGATTTTAGTTTGTTTTTGCTCTTTCACAGGTCTTCGAGGAGTTTAACTATTTTGTTATGAGCGGCAAGATTTACTGTTGCAAAGGCCAGAATGTCGATTATTTCCCTTTTGATTTTAGCTTTTTCTTTTTCGTCTCTTACTGGATTCGACCCGATTTTATGTTCTCCGCACCAGTCAGAGGAATATACAACAGGATATCCTTTCATTGTCGGGGCATATCGTCGGCATCTACCAAGCTTGGTTTTAAGTTCACGCCTTTCTGGTTCGCCTAAATCAACATATCGTTGTTTTTCCACATAAAACATACAAGATTCGCAGTTGAAGTTTGTTTTTCGCTCCCATTTATCCATTTTTACCTTCCTTTCTAAGCGGTACCTATCCTTTTATGCTAATTAGAGGCACTTTGTCCAGCCACGGACTTGCTACGGGCCAGAATCGGCATCCTGTGGGGCGTCATTGCCATCTTGTTCAACGCCCAAGTAATCCAGAATAAGGTGCTCTTCGGCTGTGTGCAGCAGTTGAAGGGCACAAATAATGTCAAATCCGAGTTCGGGCTTGGTAAGTAGGCCTACGGAGGTCTTAACCCGAATATTCAGCATATCAGGATGTAGGCGCTCTTCTCGAATAACTATTATTTCTTCGTGTCGGTTGGCAAGCTCTTGAATAAGCTCTTTTGTATCTACGAGGTTTAGGTCTATTTGTGTTTGTTTTGGCATTCTTTAGCTCCTTTCCTCTACAATTATGCCCTGAGCGACAAGATTGCGGAAATTGATGTTCTCGATAGCCTCTCGTTTCCGTATAGAGTCTGTGACCGCTTCTTCGGCCATCCCGAGCGCTATGCGGTCATATTGTCTAAGATGGTGCTGTGCCGTCCGTTTTCGTTTCTTCTGGCCCATTTCTTACCTTTACTTCTCTTACCCGCCCACCCTGCCACGAGCCATTAAGCTGGGACAGGATTCGCCTATCTTATGGTATCCACCACATAGACCACACTGACTCATTGGGCATCACCCCCTTTCATTTCTTTCGCTTGATTCTACCATTATGGTATCCATCGCCTTCGGCAGCCGGGCAGCAATCAAATTTCTTCCTTTCGGGACGAATAAGATTGGTCTTGCGGCATACGCCTTCACATTCTTTGTTGTTGCAAGAGCAGATTACCATTATTTATACAAGCTCAATTTCTTCCATTCTTTCGTAAAAGAGAGTGTCGCCCCTACGACCTCTGTATGATTGTATATATCCGATTACTTTCCAAGTAACCCAATGAGGTGCATCGGTTGAAGAAATGCAGTCACTCCATTCCTTGAAAGTAGCACCTATTGGCTGAAGAACCTTATCGGGCTTAAGATCCACCCTTTTGGAACACTCCTTTTCGGCTTTTATGAGAGATTCAATCATTTTTCAACTGTTTTCTTGCACTTATGTCGCTTGGCACGTCCGCCCTTGCGCTTGGGGTGCCCGCTCTTTTTGGTCTGGCCTTTGGGCATTATTTCTTCTTCCTCTTCGGTTTGACAGGGGCACCGCCTTTTACTTAATATTGAATTCTTTTTCACAATATGGGCATCGAACTTTCGAGTAATGCCTTGCTTTTACAACAATCATTAAATTTTCAATTCTGTTGTCATCCTTAATGCCGTTTATATGATGAATTTCTTCCCACTTTTCGGGGTAACGCCCAAGATGTTTTTCCATAACAAGTCGATGCTCTGCAACATAACCTTTTGCGTCGCAATATGGATGTTCTCTCATTTTCACCCATTTATACCCGTCTTTATAGCAAATGCCGCCAGTCCACATAGGGTTATTTTCTAAAGACTGGTCGCCAAATGCTTTGCGAAGTTTCTCTCTATGCTCTTCTGTTCTTGGATAAACGCCTGTTGGCATTACTTCCCCTTCTTGGGACGGACTGGTTGACCACCCGCCCTGGCCCCCATGAATCGTTTTTGTTTGGGAGTAAGTGGCTTATCATGCACTTCCCCGTGTTTGAGAATTTTCTTTGCTTTAGCTTGCGTTAATTTATGTCCGCATTTTTTACCCATCAGTTTTCTCCTTTCTTAACTGACTTTCAAATTGAATTCTTCTCCATGTAACGTCCAAATCGCAATAATAAGCTATTACACAGGATGAATCATTTGAATCGGTAGTATCAAAGGTGATAGTATAATCATTGCCGAATGCTATTTCCGCATCATCATCTATGGTTACGGTATTAGTCGCCGCATCCCATTTAGTGACTTTCATCAAAGGATTTTCTTTCGTAGCCAGTACCCTCGGTGCTATCGGGGCAATACATATTAGTTTGAGGAAATCTCTACGTTTCATTTTTTGTCACCCAATTTTTTAAGTCTCTCTCTTATCGTTTTAGCCATGGCTTGCATATAAGGACCATAATCTGTATGAGCACAGGCAGTTTCTACCATTCTATCTAAAAGAGCATTTATTGCTTCGATATGTGTATTTGTAACAACTTCGGGCGGTAGAAGATCCACAATATCCAATTTCTTCCCTTTCAAATAATCGGTGTATTATAACAGAAATAAAGTGGTTTGTCAAGAGGAATTTTTCGATATCTCTTCCGCAAGGGCTTGACGTAATTCAGCAACAAGAGTTTTGAGATGGTCTTTTTGGTATTCGGAGATAGCAAGTAGGTTGCTCAACTTGGCGTTGGACTTTTCCAAGGCTTCGATGATCTCATCTTTTTTTAGTTCTTCCGGGTCGGCCATGAGGTTTTCTCTTTTTAATGGTTTTGGGTTTCTGGGGGTAAACATTCTTGAGTAGCCCATCTTTTGAGGGGCCGTTCGATAAATCTGCGATTGTGGTAGCCATTATTGTTCTCCGTTTCGGACTCGAATAAGTTGCTTAATTTCCTTCAAATCCTCTTTGATTTCTTTATGCCTTTCATCTTGACGCTTGACAATTTCGTAACAATTATCTTTGAATTGGACTTTTTCTTTCATTCTGTTAAATGCTTTCCACATGATACCGTAAGCTCCACCATTGACAATAAGAATCAAACTTACTATGCCGAGGAGTATATTATTATCCATTTGTGAGAGAGTGGTGAAATTCATTATTGAATCCTTTATTAAGGCCAATCCTCTTCGTTTGCGTCAAGTTTAACTTTGTTCCGAGCAGCTTGTTTGGCATTTTTGATAATATTATTTACAACATTACGTCTGATTTTAATGGAAGAAGTTTTCCAACTTTCAGTTTTCAATTCATTCGAGAGACGAGAATTTATTTCTTGGGCAACAACATCTTGATATTGCTTAAATCGACTTTTGTTCATCCGCCAATCGCCGAGCCTTCTGGAAACTGCTGGAATTTTAATCTGTATTTCTTCGAGATTTTTTACAATTGATGGGTTTAACTTTTGCTTTATATTTTCACGGGCCTGCTTTTGCTCTCTCGCTATAAATTCAAGCGAACCGAATTGTCTCTGTTCAAATCGTTTTTGAACTTCGAGTTCCTCCCAGCGATCACGATTCAGGTTGTTCATCATCTTCTGGGCAATAGGGCCAGTATCTTCACACGCCTTGCCAAAAGTTCTTCGTGAGACTTCATCTTGTTGTAGAGCAAGATTTTGTGAAGGAGATGTATCCCACGAACCCGTACCTATACCAAGTATTGCCGAGGGCACAGTCAAGGCAGCGGCAGTGCCGCCTTGATGCTCTACTGCTTCGGCTATATCTTGAAGTGCCAACGGAAAGAATCGTTGATAGACAAGATTTTCAGTAGATACTTCTTTTAGTTTGGCTAAAGAAACTTCATCGCCGACAAAACTTTGGCCGGTAGTCGCATCAATTATAAACCCCGGAATAGGAGCAAGTTTGGACCTTCCGAATCGAGTAAGCGTTTTCGCCCTTTGAATATCTGATATTCTGCCGGTTATTGTCTGTTTTCTCTCGCCGCTCATCAATTGGGCGGTATATCGAACCAGCGGTTGAAAACCAGCCCAAGGTTCAATCCTTGTATTTCCTATGCGAATTTTGCCAAAATCAGAGGAACGCGGGTCAATCTCTACATCAATATTAGGGTCATCGGCATAGTAGAACTTTATGGTAGCAAGAACGGCTGTGTTGGCTCCTACAAAAGTTGCCATATCAGCAGCGGCGATCTTTGAGACTGGATTTATAGGAACTTTACCTGCCGTGACACCCGAAATAACACTTGATGGTAGAATCTGTGCCGCTTTTGTCGCCGATTGAAACCTTGAAGCGACATATCTTGGAGAAAATAGCAAGGCGTTCAAAGTAGCCCCGTGTTTTTCAAGAGCACCCAAATCACCCCTTCCGGTAGCGGCATTAAGATAATGAGCAAGTTGTTTCATATTACTTGGTGTTGCCATATCAGCTTTTGTAAACATCTCTGCATATTTTGAGTAAAGTTCAATACGCAGTTTATTACCCATAGTCACAAAGGCTCTCTCTGATGCTTTGATGCCTGGGAAAAATCTTGCAGTTCGGCTCATAAATTCTTCGGGTCTTGTCGCAGCAACATCAGAAATGCCTGTTGGAGTAGGTAGATATAACCCGTTTTTAGTTGCACTTTGATACCACTTACTGCCTCTAATAACATCATCAATGGCATTGGCATTTTTCTCGCTTCCAAAGGCTTTCAATTGAGCAACAAACGCCTTAGACCATTTTACCGGATGTCTTATGCCTCCCAACATATTCTGCCTTAGTGATGCGCTTAAGTCATAGGCTGTAAGAAAGGTTCTCGGCAAGTTCAATACATCGACAAATGCAGCGCTGATTTTCTCTCCAAGAGGGCGCCACGATTGGGCCGCCTTTATTAAATCAGAACCAAATTCTCTCTCCAATAGTCTGAGTTTATGTTTTTGGGGCAAAGTGCCAGAAAATAATTCTTTGAGACCTTCCCAAGCCACACCCCTTTCAAGTGGTTGTAATTTTTTGGACGTTCTTAGTTGGTCAACAAGTGCAGTCATATCAGCATTGGTCATTTGATTTTTTGGAGCAGTGAAAGCACCTTCCTCTGTGAGACGCCCTCTTAGTTTAGAAAACGCACGCCTGAAAGCAGCATCGCCTTTGCCCTCTCTAAGTTCGCGTGCGAAAGCAGCAACTTTTGGCTTTCTCGCCTCTATCTGGGCCGCCTTCTTTGCCCTGCCAATCCTTTTTGCACCTTTGATAAGTCGTGTAAGTTTTGCTATGGGTTTTTCTACTTTAGGGATTTTTTCTATTGTTCCGATTATTTGTCCAAGTTCAATCTGTTCCATAGCTTTAAGAGAGTTGACCGCTTCAGTATCGCCCCTTGATTGGGCGATTCTAATTCTATCGTTGTATTTATTTATAATATTAGTAACCGCTTTTTGGATACCCTGTTTAGGAGCTACTCCTCTTGTTGTTTTAGCGCCAACAAGTGTATCTTCTGCAAATTCTACAACGCTACGAAAACGCTTTTCTAATGGGATAGCACGTTCAGCAGTAGATTTCTGTGTCCAATAAGAAGGCAATCCAATCTTTTCTTTATATAATTTATCTGCCAGCGATTTTGATAGACGTGCGTTTTTATCATATACATCAACACGATAGCTTCGGACGCCTTTTGTAGTTGATATAATATCACTCTTAAATCTCTGTACTCTTGCAATCGCACCTAATTTATTCTTGTTGAGAAAGACCTCAAATTCTTTTGTTTCAGGTATCTTGCCTGTTATGTCAAATTGAACATAAAATTCACTTGAACCTTTTGGCAAACTTGACTTTGTTATAATAGGTTTGTTACTGGTTTTTGCAATTATTGCTCCTGTTTTAGCTTCCATCCACTTGGGAGGTATCTTTGGCAGTTGACCTGCTATTCTGGGTTGAACAAGAGGTATAAGCTCTGCTTGTTCTGCTGCGCGAAGCCTACCTATCGTTTTGGCTAATTCAGGATCACCCCGCGCTTTGGCCGCCTCTACAGCAGCATCGTATTTAGATGTTATTTTGTTTACTTTTCCAAAGAATTGCTTTCTTGCTGATGCTGATTTGAATTGCTTAAATGCCCTTGGTCCAAAAATCAAAGCGGTCTCAAAAGCAATGTCCTGAGAAGGTGCGAACCAAGTTGGCGCTTTCTCTTTAAGAAGTGGTTCGTAATAGCTCTCCGTAAGTGCTTCGCCGTATGTAGGGGCCTCTCTTGGAAAACCAGGCCTTCTAAGTGCAGACTTAACACCAGCATAAACAGTTTTAGGGAATCTTTTGAGTTCTCCTGTCTCAAGTGTTTCAAACCTACCTTTACCTACAGTAGCCATTCCTGGCTCCAAGAATCCGGTTGCCGCAACATCAGCACGCTCTATAGCGCTAGAAATGGCTCTAAGTCCGGTACTTATTGGAAAATCAACAATTTGCGCAATTCGTCCAATTGGGCCGGGTGGCCCTGGATAACCATAAGGTCCCTTAGTAGGAAAAATAGCTTCTTTCCAAGCATCTATTTCCTTTTGAAATATTGAGCGTTCAGGAGCGGGACCTATCCACGATTGTTCACCTTTGAAAGTGTTGATTGTGCCTGGAAGGAACTTAGATACAGGGGTTGGCTCCAAAACAGGTTGCAAATCCAATTTTGTTGCTGTTCTAAAAACTGAAACAGGCTCAATAGGTTGTAAATCTAACTTTGCCATTATTTCTCAACAAGCTCATAACCTTCTGCAAGTGCCTGTTCTATTTGACTTTTGGGTATTGTAAATCTCTTGCCTTGTTTTTGAACTTGGACACGTTCCTCTAAACGGTCGAACATTCCTTTGTCTGGGTCCGGAGGTAAGAAGTCTTGAGTGCGGTCTCCACCTAAAATAGTTGCTCCCGTATCGGGAGTCTTTGGTCGAAATACACCAGAACCAATAGGGCGTGTTGTTCTGAATTCTATAGATTCTTCCGCTCCTGGTCTTGAAGGAAATGCAACATTTTGGCTTTGTAACTCAAGCATGCCCTCTTCCATTATCTTTTTGCCAGAATTATACATATCTGTAGTCAGAGGATTTTCCATCATCATTTTGCCAACAGTTACTTTTTGCTGGGGAGTGAACATCGGTGGAGCAAGTTTATTGTATCTATCCTGATAAAGTTGGGCTTCTTCTGGAGTGTATCCTTGGAGAAGTGCCCATTCCTTGGTTCCACGTTCAGGTCTTCCCCTTTGTTCAATAAGTGATTCAGTAGAAGCCCTTAATCTATCCTCGGTTTGTGCAAAATGCCTTTCACGCATTCCAACCATCTGTTGATTGTAGCGACGGTTCTCCTGCAACTGGCGCTCGTAGCGCTGCTCGCGCCTCTCAAACATTCTCTCTTGACGCTGCATCAGCTTGAACTGAATATATCTGTCTATAAGACTTTGAGCAAATGCTATACGTGCATCTTGTGCCATTTTAAGCTCCTACATCATTAAACGAAGCGCTGCTAATTGTGCAAGACTTCCTAAACCCGCACCTCTCTGCGCACCGGCGAGTTGCTTTTGTTCTTCTTTCATAAATCCTGCTTGTGCAAGTGCTATCGGCTTATTGGATTCCAAGTTTATAATATTCTGTAAATTGCCAAGCCTTCGTATAGCGAATTCTCTCCTTGCTTGGCCAGCCCTGCGAACACCTGGTTGGACGTTTCTGAGCCTTCCCGCAGTTTCGGAAAGAAAACCCCTTGCTACATTGCCAGTAGCGACATTCTCAGGGCCTCTGAATCCAGCCCCGGCAAATCTCTTTTCGGACACTCTGCGCCTTGCTTGCTCCATTTTTTTGGCATCGCCTATAAATCGAGATGCAAGGTTCTCTGGAAATAAGCCCTGTAAGACAGATTTATGCAACTCTCCAAAGAGTTTTTTGCCTTCCGGCGAATAAGCGGGTATATAAATCTTGCCTTTCTTTTTGCCGGAAAGCATAGCACTTATTCCCGTTCCGATGCCACCATATACAAGCGCTGCAGTAAGAGGTCCCATATCATTTACCTTTTATCTTGAAAAACTTGAAGAGAATTGGTTTGCATAATGAACCGGCGCTGGAGTTGGAAAATCAGACCTTGAAAAATTGCTGAGATATTGCGAACCACTAAATCCAGGGTCAAGACTTTCGCCAAAACGAGGCATACCAGTTGTTCGTGTAGGCGTTTGTCCTGTTTTGCCGAAACCACCAGCCAAATACATTCCCGCCGCTCCACCGAGGCCGCTCATCAACTGGGATTGGAAATCAGGTGCATTAAGCCTGCGAAGATAAGATTGGTTGGCCATATTTGCGATACTGGTTGCTACGCCTTTTTCACTACCAAGGGCACCAAAGGCGAGGTTCTGGGCGCGCGGTATATCTTCAAAACCCTTGAACTCAAATTCCCTTCCTATTGATTCCGTCTCTCTTGCAAATTGATTCATCAGGGCATTTTTTAGATATTCCCGTACTTTTATATCGGCTCTCGGTATATTTCGACTCATAAAAGATTCGAGTCCCCTGCCTGATTCCAAGAACTCTTCGCCCGTCTTTGCAAGTAAATCGCGCCGAGTTCTTGCGTCAATAATAGGCGTCAGGCCTTCACCGAGTAAGCCGCGTTCAATTGGCGGATACAATGCCGATACCGCTTGCTGCGATTCTTCGGTAAATGAAGGTGAAATATATCTGATCCTTGCCATGTTAATATCCCCATGCCTGCCAGTAATAGCCTGTGACAGTTTCCTGGTCTGTTATCGTAAGTGTAGTCGTATTAAAAGTGCTAACAACAGCTTCGGTTCCTTGAGCGGCACTGGCTTTAACAGTGATAGAACAGGTTACAACGGCAGTAGCAAAAGCAGTTCCAAAGGTAACGGTTGTTGTAGTGCCGCCATCTACAATATATCCCCGCTTAAAAATTTCACCATTGGGATATGTTGTACTTTCCTCGGCGGCATAAGAGGTCGGCGTATAGCCATCGGTAGAGGATGCCGTGACATGGGCCTTGATAGATTGTTGAGAGGCCATCGCTGTTGCCGAATCAGAGGCCATATCATCCTCGTCATAGAAAGTTGTTGCAGCAAATTGCGTTGTAGTAAGGCCGGAAATTCTTGCCAGAGGAACCGTACCTGAACTTAGATTAGCAGCATCAAAAGCATTGAGTGCGGTAAGAACGTCCGTAAAATTTTGATTGACCTCGCTGGCAATTGCGGTTGTATCAACAGCAAGAGTATTTGTTACTGTATAAGTTGTTGCCATGAAAATCTCCTATGCTACAGTTGGCAATATTTTGTAGTAAAGTTTTAGAACAATCAACCTGGTTTCCTGTGAATCGTTTGATTGGAGTATTATTTTAGCATTTCTTCCTTTGCCACCTTTGGCTATCTTTTTATGACCGCTCTGGAAGCCGTAAGATTTTTCGCCCCAATTGAAATTACCCCAAGTGCCCTGACCCCATATAAGCCAATTGCTGTCTATCGCAAGAGCACTCGAACCGAGAGTGAATTGTTTCGTCCTTTGGAATTCATTGCCATTAAAAGACACAGTGGCATCATAAGTGATACCTGAAGTTTCCGTGACGATAGAAAGAGAGTTGACGAGCTTTTGAGACCATTCATTTCCAAAATGGACATCGCCGGTGGCAAGTTGGGTGACTATCGGATTATCGACACCTGAATCATCATTGAGTTTCCATTGAGCCATAGTGTTGCCGGATAGAGTCCCAAGACCTTCGGTGCCTTGACCTGTATTCCATAAAGTCGTTACCTCAGCGGCGGACAGTTCTTTATCGAATATGATAACGTTGTCTATTTTGTTCTCGAAGGGATAACCTCCACCGGAAAAGTCGCCTATTACAACATCATCGTCAGTATCCTCCATAGCTACATACGTTCCTGTACCACTTACAGTACTCGAAACATCGCTCCCATTGACATAAAGCGTGATTCCTGTGCCAGCGCCACTTCCATCATAGGTTGCTACAACAAAATTCCAGCCAAGACTTATATTAGGAGCAAATCTTCTAATGTTAGCACTTGCACTTTCATCTATGAGATAGAGATACAGGTCATCATCTACTATCCAGAGAATCCATTCACCCAAACCAGAAGATTTACTTACAATCGTTTGAAATAATCCTTGTTCATAATAAACCCATGCAGCAATACTAAAAGCACTATCCGTAGCACCATCACCAAAAGTAAAGTCAGCATGGTCTGATACAGTGACATGATGAGTAGCCGCGAAATCAAAGCATCTGCCAATCTGACCGACCTTGCTCATGCTACCGGTAGCCGTCGAAGCCGTTCCGGTATGAGTGCTGGCGCTATCGGCAACGCTCGTAGGAGCAGTAATGGCATCATATTCGGTCTTGGATACATAATCCGAAGTGCCGGCAAAATCGTGCTCCATTATGTATCTGTTGGTATTGTCCAGAGTGTAAAGCGTATCATCAAAAGATTGCAACCCATTGGCCGAAAAGTCCATTGACGACCATCCACCAAACAAACCCTGATGCAGCAATCTTGTTCCGTGCTTTACATTCCAGACAATAGTTGAAGTGTTCACGGTTTGATTCGGGCCAGTTATAGAAAGATAATAATTGCCTTTGTGGAATACGGCTGCCGAATTTGCTCTTTGCGCTGTAGGAATATTGTCGATTTTGTCCCTTATCGGATCGCCTATACTCCAGGGCAAATCACCAGTAACAGGATTGTACTGATTGAAATTAGCCCAATATATATTTCCATCATATTGCCAGACAAGCCCATTGCCGACATCGCGGATTGAATCAAAGGAATCACAGCCAATATCGCAAATTTTATTCGTGCTGGTTGTAGGATCATCAAGATTGGTTGTTACATAAATTTGTTTTTCCGTGAACCAGTAAATGAGCTTGTTGAAGAGAACGGGGCCAACAAGCGGGTCGGGAAAATAGATGTAATTGTCGGCGGCGAACATATCAGGCATACCACGATTACTATAAACGCCCTTGTTGGTCAAAGCCCCAGAAGAGTTAATGCCTATACCCCAAATCCTGCTGTCGTAAGCAAGAGGATTTTTGAGCTTAGGTGGCGTTCCAGCATCTCCAGGAGCTTCAACGCCCTCTTCGCCTACAGGCGTTTTGTCGGTATAGGAAGTCCCTGATGAATAATATCCCACCCGCCGAAAAGGGCCGTTGACTTCTTCCGGTGGTGAGCGATAGACGTAATTTTTTGTGGCTCCCGTTGGTATAGCCGGGCAACTCGTAAGGGCGGAGGAAACTCTTGTATTGGCACTAATATCAGCACCGTCAACAGTCATCGCGCTGGAAACGGCAGATGGGCCCGATTCGCCATATTTGGTATTCGTACCGGAAGAATCATAAAATGCCGTAAATTTATAATAGTACTGACCATCATATTGTATCCCCTGCTCATCCGTAACCGCCGTGCTTGCCTCGGCAAGAGACGATGGTGAAGCAGGAGCAGCTAATCCTAAATCAGAGGAAGCAGTATCGACTGTGCCCACCCATCGCTGGGGAGTATCTTTGCCGTTGCAGAATATCAAATCCTCAGCTTCATTGATGCTATACTTGACAAAACGAACCTTGTATCCATCCGTCAAATTACTCTTGATTGAAGTACCAGCACCTTCACCCGCCCACCTATCATTAGTCTCATCATAGACACTAACTTCGTAATTAGCACCGGCATCCCAGCAGGCAACGCGGTAATCCGAACCTCGAAGCTCGACAATAATAAATGTAAGGGGAGGCGCAGAATCGGGCAGGATAGTATCTTCAGAAGCAACAAGCCAAGGTCGGTAAGGCCCACGGACTTTTAAGGTGCCATCCGGCAATATGTAATAATTCGACAGGACAGTGAATTGTCCCTTGCGTAATGCACTGGCAGGGTCAGCGGTATTCAAGCCGCCGCTGAAGTCCTCAATTCAAGCCGCCGCTGAAGTCCTCAATCGAGTAGGGTTCCCATTCGTTGGGAGGGTCTTGCACAATTTTAGGTATTTTTGGGGCTGTAATAAACATGGTTAAATAAAAAAGGACGGCCAAAATTGACCGCCCTTTGTAGGAGGAACTATTATGTGTATTTTTAGTTTAGATTGAGAATCGGACTTTGCCTTTTAATTGAGTTAGAGCGCGATGTCTCCATCGCTCCGAGTACGTCATTTCGTTTGAATGAATATGGTAATAGCAAGTTCGTGATAAATATTTGAGTAAACCAATACCATCAGCACTTAACTCGTAGCGCATACCAAATATCCAGTATACTTTATCCATGATTCTTTCCTTTCAATTAGGCTGCATCCCCCATTTGTTGATAGCGTAGGCTGTTTGTCGCATAGCATTATAATTTGCCATTTCTGTTGATGCAAGGATAGTATCTCGGTCGGTATATCGACATCGGGCAATCGCATAATTGACAATCGCAGAATCCCATTCATCGGGAAAATCGAAGGTATCGCTAACTGCCGACATATCTGTTGGAGTGCGTAGATAAAATACTGTTAGTGCGCTCGCGCCTGTAGCTGTCGGGGGAATGACAGAGATATACAGAACACCGCCGAATTCGTACCAGTTCGTTGTGTTGTCGGGCGTCGCCGAAGATGCTCCGAATTCGTAATTGACTTCGTGCCGAAATGTCTGTGAAAGTGGAACCCCATTAAACTCGACAGCATAAACTTTGACAAGATTTGTGCAGGATGCGGACAATGTAAATGAAAAACTTGAATTATCCGTGTTGATTGTGTCCGTTGTCTGATAACAGCCTGTGGTTGCACAGAACTCCTTCGCTCCGCGATTGATATATCTAAGAAGCGGGGCATCATCGAAACTCAGATCGGTCTCATCCTGAAGCTCATCCCGAATCTCGTCAATTATGTTCTGGCCCGTTGACATTAGACAATGCCCCCGCTAATCCTCAATTCGTCCGCAATCGGCTTAGTTGTCTGTTGACGCATCTGTATATGAATCGGCCCGCTATGCCCGCGCATCTTGTCGCGGATGTTCTTGAGTCGCTCGTTATAGCGTGCTTGGTCAGCACGTCCATCCAATCCAAGATTCTCCAAGGCAATCGCAGTAGAAAGCGAACGCAAAGCGGGATGATACCAACCTGGGAATGTTGAGATACTGTCCTCATCGGGAACCGATTCAACGTGCAGTGCAATTGTGTAAATAGCATCGGGCGTACATCTAAGATGAAGCCTTGTTGTGCCTGAACCATCTGTACCAAGAGCATAGTAAGTCGGATAGGTGGCTGAAATATCTTCGCCAGGGTCAAACCGGTAAAAATCAGGGATACCACCGGAGAAGCGGGTAAGAATTGTATCCTCGGCGACTATGCGAACAGTGCCATCAACAACATTCACAACCGTAGAGGCCAAATCCACATAGTTCTGTTCTGCTACCGTATCGACCGTAGTCTCGGAGGTGATGACTTTCGGAGCATCAAGACCGCGCTCGATAGATAAATCTATAATGGCCTCGTTGATGGCACCGAAGATGATGAAGCGCTCATCTCCCGTTACTAATGCCCTGGCTCGCAGAGCGCGGACTTTTACCTCAATGCTACGCTGTAAATCGTTTTTTGTAGTTGACCATACGGCCATAAGTTAATTCCTAAATTTATGCTTGATTCCACAAAGTAGTAGCTGTTCCACAACTGACATCTACACAAAAATAAATAGCTATAGCAATGGCATCATGCGGCCAGAAAACAGGAGGTTCTTCTCTACAACGACTTTCACTAATATATCTATCCTCATAGATTCCTTCATAGGCTACAAATGCAAATCTTGCTCTTTTACCACATTTACAGCAAAGACAATCTTTGGGGAAATTCTTCTGATGGCTGAGGTGAAATCCTTTTTCTGTTTTACATACAATCATTTTTCTTCCTTTCCTAACCTACTTATTGAATTTCGTTCTTTGTAAGTGTCCAAACTGCCATATTTATTTTTCCTCAAGCCCAGATATAGATTCTTC